TGATTAAAATTAACACTAAAACTATCACTTGTTTCAGCAGCAGTTTTTGGTGTTATCAATATTTTTGTTGACATATTTTATCCTTTTATAAACTTGCACTTTGTGCAGGAAATGTTACATTAAATACACCGTATATGTCATCTGGCAACGATGTATTATCAGGAAAAGAAATATAAACTTGAAAATTAGGTTGGTCAAACAATCTACGAATTCTTACAGCACCGTTGTATTGATAAAAAGACCCTACGGCTGATTTGAATTGAAAAGTTGCGGGGGCTATAAAAGTTGGTGCGTTTGGTTCTCCATGAAAAACAATGCTTAACCCTTGAAAAAATGTTGTCAACGGTAATAAACTAGTAGTACCTTTGATACTATAAATTACTTGCGCACCAATCCCCGATATTTTCTTAAGAAGAATACTTCCACATAAATTAACTGAATAATATTCTACGACACTTGGTAAATACGGCGTATTTAAATAAGAAATTGTCGCTGAAATATTGTAATCAATATTATTTGCTAAATCTGTAAAATTAAGAAATTTGGCTTTTATTAATTTTGTCCCCATAACTGTAAAATAATTATCTATATTTACGTTTGATGGAATATCAATAATACTCGGAAAATATAATCTTCTAGGTTCTTGATTTTGTAATATATTATTAGTACCAAGCATTGTATTTGCCTCACTTAATGTTTTACCGATCACAGGTAATATAGTGCCAATCCCCTCAATACATACATCAGATAAAATAAAAGGATTTTGCCAATCAGTACGTCCAGTAGGCTGTCCTACAATTTTCAATACAATAAAAATATAATCACTTGCTTTTTCTGATATTGCACCTAAATTTCCCCCGTAAGTTTTTATTTCTAAATTAGCCCCCGTATAATTATCTGCTAATAATATATTTGTAGTATAATTATTTAAAACATATTGAGGCGGTTGTAATTTAAATCTTGGATTACCCATAAAAGACAATGAATACATCACCCCAAAGTCTTCGCTATTTTTTAATGCAAATTTAATTTTCACATTAAAAAGCCCATTGTTAGTAAATTGTTGCTTGCCACAATATACTACAATTTCTGTACCGTTGGTAGTTAAATCACCAGTTATTGGTATTTCAGGGACACTAATATAATCTGATATTTCAGTAAAACCCCAAGAAATACCATCAATTTTATTAATATCAGTAATAAAATTATCAGTGTTATTATCTTTCAATGATGTTACAAATCTCTTGTAATAATCACTCCACAAAGTAGCGCCCGTACTATAGCCTCCTGCTGTTGCTATATCTGTATTGAAAGTATAACTACCGCCTTTATTTAAAAATTCTATGTGTTGGCTATACAATTTAAATACTCCGTTCATTTCTGCACGTTTGACATATTGCCCCCCCGTAGTAGGGTCTTGCTCCTGTGCTGGTGGGAAACCTATTTCTTGATTTGCTATAATTGTACTTGTAGTAACAGGTGGTAATACTACATCAGCCGTAGCAGTCGTACCATTAGCCCATTTTTTTATTATTGCAATTGGATTAATTAATGACATTTCATCTCCTTAAAATGTTAAATTGTCTTGAATTGTATAACTAACACCCGTAGGTATTGGTAATACACCGTTAATTGAAAAAATATTTATTTCGACAGGTTCTAATTTAAAATTAAATTCTATTTTTAAAGTCATAATTTCTGTTAAATTTTCTTTTACTTTTATTTTTTTTGAAATATCTTTTGATTGATAATAATAATTTAATATTTTATTAATATTACTAACACTACCATTGCTAATTTGTGATAAATAAACTAATTGTAAAACTTGCCTATATGCATCATCAGTTAAATTTTGAATTATAGGTACAGTTTGTTTATACCAATTACCATTATTAAAATTTGATGGCGGAGTTAAAAATGAACTTGTTCCATTATAAAAACCAAATACTTTAAGGTCAGTAGGGTCTGTCTTAATGCCCCGTCCAAAATTTAATATTCTGCCCCAATTATCTAACCCTTCGCTTTTTGCTGTTAAAATATTAAACCAATTTTTGTAAAATTCTTCTTCATTAATTGATAAAATTGGGTTTAATCCCTCAATTAATGCTTTTAAATTTGTTGATTTGTCATATTGAATATACATTTTACACAGCCGTTACTACAATATTATTTAAATTAAGTCGTGCTATTTCATTTATTAAAGTAGTAATACTTGTACCCGTTGGGCTTTGGGTTTTACCAATTGTTAAAGCCGTAATTTGATATATCCCTAATTTTACTACAGGTGCATAAAATCTACCCGCATAAAAAGATTCGCCCATTTGCACAGGTTCGCTACCATCTAGCCCATAAAAATTATTATATATTGCTTGTTTAATATTTGGTATAGTCTCAGCAGTAAAGTTATCATTAATTACTGTTATAGATATATATGTTTGTACCGTAATGGGTATATCAAATTTAGCCGTAAAAGTTTCCCAAGGATATACAGGGTCTGTATAATCCTGTGTAATATCTCCCACCATACCACAACCCCCTGATTTTTTTTCGTATAAAATTTGTGCTATTTCTGAATAATATTGCATATCTACATCTACACACAAATATATAGACTTAGGTGATATTGTAATACTATCTATTATTATATCAGCATTAGTTACATTTTCTCTAATATTATAATCTCTAACATTTTGATTATTTTCCAACGCAGATATAATTGATTTTAAAGTACCACTTGCATTTAAAGATAAAGATATTTGCCTTCTTTTTCGCAAAGCCGTATCAGTCTCTCCATCATTACCTAAAATACCATCAGTTAAATTATTTACACTATCCCAACCAGTTATTTTTTGCAATATTCTATTTACAGTATTAGCAGTACATGATATAGCCCCAGTATTTACTGACTTAAAAGTTGCTGTTATAGCACCACCAACTGGTATTATTATTTGTGCTATTGAATAAAATCTATCACCATTTGTATTTAAAACAATGCTATTAATTGGTATAATTGTATTAGGTAACCCTGTTATAGTACAAGTTACAACTGATGGTATAGGTGGTAACTTTGTGATTTGATGAAACGCACACAAACCATCAAGATACTTACCACTAGCAAATGCAGGATCGTATATGTTGCTTTGCAATAATGCACGGGTGCCTTCCACATCAATACCAATCTGTACTAATTGCTCTACAAATTGCCCTATAATACCACTTGGTGATAAAGATGGATTACCAAATACATTTACAAATACTTGTTGTATTTCTTGAATAATTTGTTCTGCTGTTTTATTTACATATGACATTTATATCTCCAAAATAATCGGATGGGCATGATTTTGTAATTGTATTTCTATACTTAATTTTAATTGTCTATCGTTATTAATCGAGTACTCAATACTATTAATATTTTTTACTCCGTATTCTTTTTTTTCAGTAGCGTTTAAATAATTATTTTCGTTTTCAATTGCATTAGTAATATGATAATTAATTAAATTACTATCTAAATTAGCATTTGATAATAAAGCTAAATAAGGTATTCCTAGATTAATATTAAATTGATATTCACCTATCCATAATTTAAGTGCCGAAGTAATATTTTGTATTAATTCATTCGCTTTATCAACAATAGCTAAATCATTTGACGAATTTAAATAAATATCTCCGTTAAATGCTATTCCTGTCATACCACACCCCCTGTATTACTTCCACCTGATTGTACACCGCTATGAGTATGTGCCTTGAATGGAGAACCATTTATATTTAAATCACCATTGGTCGTAGATATATTACTACCACTTATTGTAGTATTACCACCTGTTACACTTGTAGCCGCCGTAATTGTACTGGTACCTTCTACTGCACCATCTAATTTAATATTAGGTGCCTTAATAGTAGCCAATGTGTCGGCTTCTACTTTTACATTATTACCCTTAACCGTAGTGTCACCCGTGGTTATTATATTGATTGGTTTATTAGCCCCATTAATATCTACACCGTCTTTAGTTATTTTAACAAAGATTGAAGGTGCTTGTCTACCGATTATACCTAATATTATACCATCATTATGATTAAATAATCGAGGACTTGATGGGTTTGACCGTTTTTTTTCTTTCTTAACTGTCGTTATGTCTCTTTGCACATAACCAACCACCACAATATCGCCTACAATTGGCTCTACTATAATACCTGCAATACCACCCCTTATTTCAAGTTTAGGAATATTGAATTGTATAGGTGGCTCATGAGGTACACCATCATGCCCTATTTGATATGTAAGACTTTTTACATCAAACGAACCATCGGCATTAATAATTTCAATCTCACATAATAATATTGTATTTATTTGTTTTAATTTATTATTAATTACATAATCCCATTGATTAGCTTCATTAAATAATAAATTTTGATTAATATCTGTTGCTAATTTCACTTTTAACCTTTATATGAATAAGTATTTAATTTTAATCTTAGTTCCCATGTTTTGCCTCTATTTTGTAATATTGCTACCAAATCATGAACGTACCATTCTGTTAATTTCAAAGTATCTAAAGTATCAGAATATGGGTCTTCAATTCCTAAGTCTTGCTCTTGAAATTCTGTTTCATTTACATTTAAATTACTAAATGATAATAACTTTATTTTAGCACCCCATCTAATCATTGGATTAAATCGCATTCGTATTGATATTCCCAATGGTTCCACCGTAGGATAACCTAACAATCCGTTGTATTTGCTTATAGTTAATTCTTGAGTATTAGGGTTTTCATCCATATTATATATTACTAAATAAGGCTCATCTATTTTATATTGCAACCCAGCCTGTGTAGTTAATTGGTCTAACTGATTACGAAGGCTACCAGTTGTGCTAAGATTATCAATTTGTAAATTAGCATTAATATTTATTGGTTGATATATTAATTCTATTCCAGTTTGCGTTTTGTAATTTGTTAAAATCTCTTGAATTAAATCTTTTACTAAATGCGTATCTTTTGCTGATACATTAGGCAAATTAGTATTACCCAAAGCAAACATATCTTGAGACATTATTTTAAATGGTCGGCTCGGATTATTTCTATCTACAAATGCTGTAAATATTTGCCCTTTATACACAATTGGGGGCAACCCATCATCATTTAATTCATATCCCGCATATATTTCTATTCCGTTCGTTGGTAAATATGAACCTGTAAAATATTGCAATTTAGTCAATTGTCTTATATCACTATTTAACATACCAAATATTGTTACCATAGCATTTGTAATAAGCATACCACTACTTTTATTAAACAATACTTCCATTGTTAAACCATCAGGACTACCATCAATTAATTTGATATTAGACTGGGTGCTTTCAAACACACCTTGGTCTAATATTAATTTAATAAATAAATATCGAGTAGGTAATACATTACTCATTATTTATCCTTATAATTTAAAGTACATGTAACACCAAAATTTTTATAAAATGGTTCCGCTCCATTAATATCATAAAAAAATAAATAACCTTTTAAATTATTGTAATATCTATTTATAATAATTTCATTATTACATTTTATTCCCGTGTCATAAATCACATTGTCAATTAATAAATCACAAAATAAATAATTATTTTTTGTATAAAATATCAATTGTATATTTTGTTGATTAATAATTGTTGTAACTTTTTGATTAGGCAATTGTCTTAAAGGTATTTCTCTTATCACGATGGTGTTACCTCTTTTGTTGTTTCTTTTGTGGATACAGTCCCATTATCTTTACTTGCACCATTTTCTGGGTTTTCTACATCGTCTGCAGGCAACCCATCAGGATTATTAGTACTTATTCTTGATTCTTGAAACCCTAAATTAGCAAATAAACCTACCCCATCTTTTAATTTATAATTAAATTGTTTTAATAACAAATCTTTATATATTTTCAAAACAGGGTATTCATTCATAATTGTTAATAATGTTGTATTACTTCTACTATATTTTTCTAAAGCTTCAATTACTTTATTAGTTTTATTTCTTAAAACTTCTAAATTGTCTTTTTTGCTTGTAACAAACGGTGTATAAATTGCTTGAATAGATATTGTAAATGGTGTTGATTGAATACTATCGCTACTAAAATCCCCCGCTTCTAAGGGTTCGTAAGGTACATTGCTTACATTATTAAAATCAAAATCTCCTAAAGCTGTAAATTTAAACACAGTTTCATTATCAGCTTCAGCCTCAGTAGGTTTTTTCAATTTTAAATATTCATTCGTATAAATTTTAAAATTAAATTCTTTCTGTTTTTTACCGCTAAAAATATTCATGATTCACCTTAATAACCAAAACTATTCATAAAAGACATGGGGTTATTTAAATTATTCTTACCACTAAACACATCTATAAAATCTTGCGGTGATTTTATCATAGGTAATGACACATTACCAATACTGATACTCTGATTACTTGTTTTATTTGTTATATTACTTGTATTTTGTGTATTACCGTATTGCATTTTATCCATCGCGTACTGATATTGCTGTACTGGTAAATTGCCTATTCTTGATAACACACTACTTGCATAATCAGACACTCCCGTGTTTTTCCATTGATTAAATTCATTCATATGCCCGTGATAATAAGCCAAAGCACCCGCTATATTACCACCACTCAACTCTAAACCTTTTTGCATTCTTATATCCCGCATTTTTCTATTTAAAGCAGGGTCAAACATTTCTTTATTAGTAGGTGTATATCCCAATGCATCTTTCGCTGCGTCTTTATGTAATTGATATAACCCAAAAGCCTTACCATTGTCTCCCACAATGTTTGGGTTGCCACCGCTTTCTTGCATCATCTGTGCTTGTGCTATTAATTCACTATCACCATGTAGCCCCATTGCTTGTAATTTTAATTTAGTTGCACTATAAAAATCTTTCATTTTATTAATTGTAGGACTTCCATTTGGTGACCTTTCAATTTTTGAACTTTTTATTGCGTCAAACAATGCCCCAGTTTTTGAACCAAGAGTATTAATAAAATTTAAAGATGGTATAATAACTTTAGTTAAAGTCTCTGCAAGTGGTAAAAATGCATTTCCAATTGATAATTTTAATTTATAAAATTGCTGTGTCATATCTTGTAACTGTTCGTTTAACTTCATAAAATTATCTTTGTCTTTATCTCCCATAATACCCACTTTTGCTTTTTCTTGCAATTTTGCGTATTCTTCATTTGATAATTTAAGCAAAGGTAATAATTCTGGACTAACACCTAAAGTTGATAATATAGTTCTTTGCTGTTCTTCTGATTTCCCTTGCATAGATTTGCGAATATCGTTAATAATATCAGCCGTATTTCGTAATGAACCGTTACTATTTCTCGCATTTATCCCAAGCCTATTTAAAGCACCCGCAAACTGTGGATTAGCCCCAGTGTTAAGTGATATTAATTGTTGTTCCATCGTAGCAAATAAATTATTTAGGCTTTCAACTGGGATGCCCAACCTTTTTGCCATATTGCTAAATATTTGTAAGTTTGTAGTAGAAACGCCTGTTATGTTAGATAAATTATTTAATCTTATTGCTGTGTCTTTTAACCCCAAAACTAATTCACTAATTTTACTAACAGCAAATATACCCCCAACCGCAACTCCAATTGTTTTTAAATTTTTAGCAAAAACATTTAAAACAGTATTTGGTACATTCTTTTTAAATTTATCAAATATCTTATCAAGTTTATTGAATTGTTTATCAGTTTTTTCAGTAGACTTTTTTAAATTTTCATGGACTTTGTCAGCCTCTGAAACAATTTCTTTTAATTTTTTCTTGGCATCTTTATTATCTACAATAAATTGTAATATAAATTTATCTAAAACATTTTCAGACATTTTTAACTTTCTTTATTATTTTCATGTAATATCATATTATTATAGTTATTTGTTAAGACAATGTCAAATAATTTTACACATTCATTATAAGATATATCATTTAACTCAAAGTAACTACATATTTTATTACTAATTAAAGCTCCAATAATTTGAGGCATTGCATATTTAACTATCCCATATGTATCTATTTTTGTACTTGGGTTTACTTTGAATTTTCGCCCGTTAGTTCCAAAAAATCGTTATATACCTCTGTAAAAGTAAGTTTTAACACTTCGTATATTAATTTGCCTAAAGTAACCGCACTTTTAACATATAATTCAGTATTTTCTTCAATTGATACAGATTGATTAAGTGAATTTGTTACTTTTACATGTTTTAAAATCAATTTATATAATTGCTCTTGTTGTTCTAAACTAGCATTTGATAACAACTCATAAATAGTGTTAATAAAAAGATAAACAGGATTAATATTATCAATCTTATCTTTTTCATTCACATCGCCTGTTTGTAACACCAAATTTAAAGAATTAATTAATTCATCTTTTTTTATACATTTTGTAAGCATTGGTAAAAATTTCATAAGCACAGTCATTGCGGACATTTCAGCAATAATAAATTGTTTTTCTTCTTTTCTATCTTTTATTTTTATTGTTATTGTGTTAAACATAATATCGCCTTTCTATTATTAAAGATTGCCTAAAAGTTTGTGAGAAGTGGCTAGGCAATACCACTTATCGGTTCTAGATACCTATCCCACAAATATATTATAATAATCCCGCAACGCCAGAAGCTAAACCTAAAACGCTACCAAGTATTGTTTCATTCACTTCTGAGGCATGAAATGTAAATACCACAGGTTGCAAATATTCAGCAAATTCAAAACCTTTAAACTTAGTAGTAAAAATAACATTACTAAAAGTTGCTGTATATAAATTTGAAGGACTTGACACAGTTAAAGTTGCAGGATTTGCAGCACCTACAACTTTTTGTACTTTGATCAAATCAATTAAAGATTTTGTACCAGTTGCATTACCTTGCAATGTTATTTTACCTATTATCTTTCTTGGTCTTCTCCAAGCAATCATTGTGCCATCTATAGTCATATCTGTATCCATGTCTTCTACGTCATCTATTTGTATAACCTCATTTACCCCAAAACCTTGTGATAATATTGTTGGTACTGAATTTAAAACAGTTTTAACAGTAATTATTACATCGGATGCAGTAGCATTTAACAATAAACTCATTTATTTTACTCCTATGCAATATAAGTATTTGTGTTATTAATTGTAAAGAACCCGCCGTTATTTGCATACCACAATTCCAATTTCATGGCAGGACGGTTTGCTCTATCACTCGGTGCAGGTGGTGTTATTTTTATATAATAACCATTGTTAGTTAATAATTCGCTTATATCTATACCAGCTTGTTGTTTCAATATTGCTTTTTGTGCTTCATCAAAAGTTTTACCAGTTTGCACTACGCCATTTTTTAAACCTTTATTCATCACATCAATAACACATGCTTTTAATAAATTCTGTCCTATTGGACCATAATCTAACTTACCTACATTAGCCAATAAAGTCGCCTCAGCAATTTGTATTTGGTCTGCTAACCATGCATTATTTGCCTGATTATCCATAAATTTATAAGCACCTGTGATATATCCATTGCAAAATAATCTAAATTCGCTATTTGCACTGTTAAAATTACCATAAAAATTGATTTTTTTCTGTATTAAAGCTTCATAAGCAGTATCGCTATTTGCAGACACTGCTAATCCAGTTTGTTGCTTATCTGATAATAATATAGTTGTGTTTGTGCCATTATAATCTACCCCCGCAATCATTCCACCGCAAAACGCTGAATGTGTATAATTATTATGTACAATACTTACTCCAGAATAATTATACACATCCAAAGCATATTTCATTGTAGCATTATTATTTAAAACTTCATTATTGGTTTCATTACTCCAAGCAATATAATTATATTTAGGGAATTTGCCATCACACCAACTCGCTAAAGCTAAAAATTCTACATAACCAACTTCTGTGCTTACATTCCACAAATTAGTAAAACAATACCAATTTTTAGTTACTGTCAATATTTTCTCCATATTTTCAGCAGGTGTTAAGGCTATTGAACCCTGTGATAATATAGCACCATCAGTTTGTCTTAATTTTAATAATGAACCAAGCCCAATGCCTGTACTATCAACTACATAACCTACTGTTGATGTACCAGAAGTTACAGCATTGCTAATTGTAAAAGCCTCAGTAATGCTATCATAAACAACAGTCGCATTTGTTAAAGTGCCATCCCTAATTTCAGTTTGTAATATACTTGCTACATTTGATAAACTTGTAGCACTTGATAAATCAATTGTGGTTACATTTACAGTAGCCCCATCAAATATCAATGCTAAAGAACCCGCAGTTACTGCTTTCAATGCACTCAATTTATCTATACCAACTATACCGCCACGGATATATGGTGCTATTGCAGTATCAATATATCGTGCAAATCTAATAAATCTCGGCTTACTTGGTGAATTATCATAATTTTTAAAATACCTTTCAGCAAATATATATTCGTCGCTACTTAATCCAAAATACTCACCTACCAACTCAGCAGAAGTAAAAGGTAGCACAGATTGTGTAGTATTATTTGGTATTAGTGAGTTTTTTGTTAGTACTGTAGTTATCAAATCAAGTCCAGTAGTACTAACATCAATAACAGCATTTGTTATTGATATTAGCTTATCTAAAGATATTGCCATTTATTTTATCTCCTTTAAACAGATGGTGCATAAGTAATTTCATTATTAAACAATTGAGTAGCCAATGGTGTATCAAGTATAACGGTATTACCGAATAACTCAAATTTAAAACTAAATCTTTTTATATAATTTTCATTATCTAAAATATCAGATAAATTTACAATACTAAAATATTTACCCGTGCTTGAATTGTAACTTTCTAAAAACTGATTAGCCAATCTACTATTGACTACAGTTCTCATAATCTTAGCATTTCTTTCAGCCAAATCACCATAAAAATCTAATTGTATTATATTTACATCACAAGCAATTACTGAATAACTCTCAGTGTCTTTATCGTATAATTCAATAGGTCTTCCTGTTGTATTACTGTCTAATTTTGTTATCACTATAAAATCATTGTCTTGTGGTATAAATGAATTATTTTGAAAGCCTTCAAATATGTTATTTTTATGTGTATATAACAGATTATTACTTTTAGTAACAGTAACCGATTGACTTATTGTTATTGTATTGCTTGTCTTGGCTGTTACAAAGCAAGGATTAAATATATTATCACCTATTATCACATCATTTATATTTATATTAGTAGTAACTATATTTGTAATTATATTACTATTTGTAGTTAAGTTACCGCTTGTCTGATTACCAGTAAAAACTACTAACATATCATAAACTCCAGTCAAATTATCTGATGTTATATTCATTGCTGACAACCTACAACACTACTCCAACCCGTAGCATATTTACTAATAACTTGCACTATTTTATATTCTAAATTCTCACACACAATATAGTCCCCAGCCTCTGATAATGCTTTATTAAGCCCAGTTAGTGTGTCTGAATTAATATAAAATTTTTTATATATTTTTGTTAAATTAATATTATTAATATGCTGTAATTCTTGAGTATTTGCTAAATAAACCCGTGCTTTTGTATTTAGAGTAATATATGTAGGTGTAATAATGCCTTTATTATTTTCATTCCCATTAAATAACTTCAATATAACATTAAACTCGGGCGTAATGTTATTTAACACAGGTGTTACTATTTTATGCAAATTTAACCCAGCCATTATATTACCTCGTATGATACTGATTTTGACATTTTACCAGTATGGACTAAAGGCTTACCTGCACCATTTTTTATCTTAATAGTCAATGGATGGTTTGCTTGGAATTCCCCGTCTTCTATCATTTCACGAATAGCACCTTCTACAATTTCACCAAATACATGTAACACCTTATCTATATTATATTCATATTTAACTATTAATTTATCTATTAATTTTGCCCATTTATTCTCATTTTCAGTTGCTGTACGTTGCATAAAAGGTCGGGGCGGTATTGTAATAAACTTAGTGCTATCTTTTAAATGAAAGCCGTATTTATGAAACAATGCTCTCGTTTTATCAGTAACAGCCACTTTAGCCCCGTATTCGTTAATAATTGCTATTTTAGAGATTTCTCTTTGCAAGAAACCCACATTTAGCATTTGTTTATTAATAGCAAACTTATTAAGTTTATTTAATAAATCACTATTCTTAACTCGTTGTACTTTACTCATTGTAAGCCACCCAAGTACTCCACCCCAACTGTTGTATTACAGCCCAGCACAACGCACCGTACTTGCTTTGGTTCCACCAAGCACTAGTCCGTGTTACTTTAGTGTTAAACTCAATTGAGGTGCTAACATCTCCCTCATTAGCCGAACTAATTCTACCTACCAAAGACGCACCCGTGCCATCAGCACCATATATTGTGGTCAATATATGTGCTAATACAAGACACGCCCAATAATACTGTTCGTTTTCATCACTGTATTTTTGAATAGCCCATTGATAAAAACTTTTTGCATTATAGTTAAATAAATTAGTCAATTTTGCATCAGCAATTGTTGCAAATTCTGGATAATCTAATTTAAAGTTGGTAGGATTAAATGGTTGCATTATTTGCTTTCATTTAACAAACCGCCACCACTTGGAGCCACATAACTTTTAATAGTAGGATCCACAGGGTCTGTAGCCATTTTTTCATTTGCTTTATCTTGATATTTTGCTTTTGCTGATTTGTCTTGTTTGTCAGCATAAATATAACCTTGTGCTAAAATGTGAGAATATTTTGTCTTTATTTCTTCCCAAACATTATCTTCCACATAAGTCATACCATAAGCCTCACCAAAACCTAACTGTACGGCTTGTAAGTTAGCTCCGTTAATAATAACAGAGCCACCACTTGTTAAGGGGAACTCTACATCCATATATTGCCTATTTATTATATACATGTTTTTATCCTCATTTAATTAAATACCAGTCATTGTTGCAATTGCAGCAGGTAACCTAATAATAGCACCAGCAACTCCCGTACTTGCTTTTTGCTTAATTGAACTCATACCCACAACCGTGTTGCTATACATTGCTTGGAATGTAAAACCATTTGATACTGTATCTACATCATTTACTTTATCTAATATCAATTGACATAAATTACCACTATCCGCATCACTTAATTTGTACTGAGAAGCAGTAACTACACGAATACTTGGGAAAGTTGATTTTATATAATCTAATGCAGTTCTACCATAAATATTTGGTTTTACTAAATATGTTTGGTCTTGCGGTGATAAGCATAATATCATCGGGGTGTTTGTATCTAAATTTACATTATTTGCTAATTTATCAACTATACCATTAAACATTAATAAAATATCATTCACAATCTCAGTATATTCTTTATACTTCCATTTTGCACTTGTAGGTTTAGAAACACTTGCAGGAGAAGGTATTGCAGCATTTAAATCGCTATCATTTAATAACCCACGAATATTTTTACCTCTAGCAAACCCATTGAAGAATATATCATTTTGAACCAATACTAATTTTCTCGCGGCACCTTCTCTTTTTAGAGATATTGCATCTATTTTTGCAGCCGATAAAGTCGCAACTTCTAAATCACCATAATTAATTGAAGTGCTATATCTATATACACCACGATTTTCATAATTTAAGTTAATATCAGAAACATTTGGTTCATCTTTATCATCATAGTCGCTAACATTACCACTAAACGCAATTGTTGGGAATGATAATGAGTTAGTCTCTAAACTACCTTGTTGATAGTCTCCACCAATTTCTCTAAATGCTACTTTTTGAGTAATTTGTTTGATAACTTGGTTCGTATAAATAGTAGTCATAAACGCAGGAACGCCAGAACTTGGAGTGTTAAATGATGCATCTACGCTATCTAATGCTAATTTAATATCTTTTGCTTCTTGATATGAAGACGCTAAATATTGAGGATTATCACCAAATATAATATTTAAATTGCTTTGATTGTAATTATTATCAAAAGCCATTTCGCTTGTTAATTTAATTCTATCTAAATCAATGTTTCTCATTATTATACTCCCATTACATCAGACACATTGGATATTTTTACTAATTGTCCCGCTATCAATTCAGACGGTACACTAATAAATTTAAAATTGGTTTTTGTATAAGTAGTCATAGTACCGCCACCATCAGCCACCACTTCACCAGTTGTATTATTAATATATACACTTGAACCAGTAGCCACAGGATTAGAACCAACTACTGTAACCAATTTTGCATAAAAAATACCACGGTTTGCAATTTCGCATGGATATTTATCAAGTATAGTTAAATTTGCACCAGTAGTAATACCTTGTGTTAAATTCACATTTGAGTTATTGCGAACCACAAACCCCGCTAATTGTGTGTTTGTACCTTTCGCTTGTGCTACTTGATTGTCTGTATTTAACACAAACCACGCAAATGTACCAATTTTAATACCATTTGTTTCATTTACGCTATACACATTTGTAGGATAAAATACAGTAGTTACAAAACCACCTTCGTAACCTTGTGTTAAATCTAACTGTGCTTCTTTTTGAAATGCCATTTTATAAACCCCTTTCTTTCAATGCGGTTTCTAAATCTAAAATGCTATTACTATCATATGCTAATTTAGTAAGTTCTTTTTTGTTAATACCTAATACACTAACCGCTACTTTCTTCGCTTTAGTGTCTAGCCCATCAAATGCTATTTTATTATCTTTCAATACTTTATCATACAAAGCGTCAGCATTATCAAACGCAGTGCGGTTAATAACCCCAATGTGTTTTTCGCACAACTCTATCGCTTCGTTGTATTCACGCAATTGTTTATTTACTTCATTTTTAATTAATAACTTCAATGAATTACTATCCATTGCTGTTTTTTTATCGTCTTTATCTTCTTTGTTTTCATCCTCAGCCTTTTTATCTTTGTATTCTTCTTCTTTGTCTTCATCCTCAGCAGGTGTTAAGAATTTAAGAAGTTTATCTTTTAATTCTGGATCGTTTTGTAACATATCCACAATTTTGTCAAATTCGCTACCTTCACCAGTCTCTTGGTCAAGTGCTATTTTCTTTTTACTCACTTGTTTTGCTCCTTCTAAAACAATTTTTTCATCATTAATTATTGAACTTGGGTTTCTTGGATTTTCTACTTGGGCTACATGGTTCGCAGATAATTCAGTCATGATAATATCATATGCTTGTCCTTCATGCACTCCGCTTTTTATTACAGGAGTATATCTATAACCCGCAGATAAACCTTTTTTACCTTGTGCCTCTATTTGCTCCACGGCTTCTTTATCCCATAGCACTATCGAACATGTTAAATCCTTACCATCAAAAGTAATATCGCTTGATAATGTCCCAATAACATTACTCTTGGGTATATCATCAGCATAAACAACTAAATGAGTATCAAGTAATGGCATGTCTTTAAATGTGTCTTTGGCTTTATCTATTTCATCTGCAGGACGGTATAGTTTATATATTTGGTCGGCATCTAAGCCTAATGACTGATAGTTAGGTATTTCTCGCCCAAGGTATTCAAATACCCCAGCGGATGTGATAATACAATTCGCTATTCTTGTGAATTCGTTGTCGTCAGTTGTTCGTTGGCTATCGTTAGCAATGGTATGCTCCATATCAGCACTAACCACTTTTTCTAATACAGCCGTAGCATATGCGTATTTATTACTAATATTGTTTTTTTCAGCATTAGCAATAGCTTTATCC